TTTAAATGGTTCTGTATGATCAAAATTACCGCTGAATATTTCATCAGGAATTCCATTTTCAAATGCTTTACATGTCATCAAATCGTTATTAAGATAAATGCAATTCAAACACTGCGTAGATATATCCATTGAAGCCTCTGCAACAATGTTCGTACCATACGCTGGAATGGTTATCTTTCTTGTTTTCATTTCAGTAAATCCTTAACATATTTTGCACTATTTGGAAAAAACTTTGTAATGTCATCACCCCAGACATTTGAGCCTTGTCCAGATAATACTGCAAAAGATTCTGCAAATGTTTCGTCTCTCCCAACAGAACCACTCTGCAAAAAATACCTTAAATTATTTTCCGCAATGTCCAATTGAGTCAAATTACTAACATCCTTTTTATACGCCAATTTGAATTCATTTGTCTCACTATACATTCCTACTGTATTAAACGCATGGCCTGTCTCATGGTTCAAAACACCAATAACTCTTTTCTCTGGTACTTTCACATAGAATTTTTGTCTAATTGGTCTATATGTTTCGGCAACAGAAATAGAATTACTTTTAATGTGAAACGCCCCTTCCGCAGAATCCCAAGTCGAACCTCTCGACCAACCTCTTGGATGCTTTCCTTTTAATTCAGGATGCAATTCTGTCAATCTTTTCCCTGCTCTAAACTTAATATTTTTTTCAGTTAAAGCTCTCGTCACTTTTTTAGGATAAGCACCAACCTGTTTAGTTACAAGAGACTTAAATTCATTAGACACTGTTTCTGTATAATCAGGCACAGTCTGCCATAGATTCGCCGGTGGTGCAGCTAAAGGCTTATCTATAGGCTTCCCATTTATTACTGGAAGCATCGCACACCTGCATCTCGGATGGACAGGAATTATGCCTGAGGCCTCATCGATTTTATATCTCGTGCCGTTTAGGCCTTCACAAATCTCGCATGGATCATCTGCATTGCTAAGCTCAACTTCTTTCACACCAACTTCTCCGAGGCCTTGGCAGTAACCTATGTTCTGTGCCCTTGCTGTCTCAGTGCGTGCAATGTTCTCCAAACGCAGTCGATGTGTCTTGTCTGTGTATCGCATAGTCGCTTTGTCAAGCTGTGCGGCTGAATAACCGGGGTGTTTCTCCGCAAGCAGATTGCGAAAGTTAATGACAGATTGCGCCTGAGTCCCTGTCAATCCGACAAGTGGTCGTATCTGTCTTGCAATCTTTCCCATTGACCAGCCCTGTTTTATCCCGTGCTTGACATAAGTGTTTATTCCTTTTTTTGTGTTATTTGTGACTTCTCTCACAAGCTTCGAACATAATCTGTTTACCGCATTGACTGCGGAGACATTCACGACATCGAAACTCCCAGCAATAGCAAGATGCTTGTAAGCTGCGTTGCCACCAGTTCGCATTATCTCTAAAGCAGTGGGTTTGATTGTTTTTACACCGTTATTCTCGATTACTTCCCAGTCTGTCAGTTCTGATGCAAAAGACTTCGAATACTTTCTCACAAGATCGGTGCGAATCTGCTTCTGTGCGAAATTCATCCATTCTTTCACTGCGACTTGCATGAGGCGTTCGTTCCTTCTTCGAAGACTGCTCAAAAGGCTCCCTATTCTTGATTTTGAAACGATTGATTTCATAGTTCTGTCACCGTAAACTTTATCAACCCACAACAATCTTCTCTCCAAAGACAATTATTATACGGACATTGCCATCCAAATCCTGTTGCATAGCAAGGCAGATTCCCTTCTTTTATCTGAATCTCTCTTATCAGTTCTAACTTATTCTTGTTATGCGGATTTATTCCCATGCAGTACGCTTTAGTCTGTATATCTTCTATTTTCATTATCTTGAAATCTTATCTGTGCACATAGAGAGCAATTCAGCCTTGCCGGTGCTGCGTTGTATGCTCCATTTAATGTAATGCCATAACGAATAGCTTTGAGCTTTTCCTGCAACTGTACTGAACAAGCTATGTTGAATTGCTCTCTATGTGCACGCATTACTCTGCTTCTCCATGAATTTCATTTTCAGCTTCAAGCTCGTCAATTTCTTTGCTAAGCTTAGATTCTGCATCAGCTTCACCTGCTTCGACAAGATTTGACTGTATGTAGAACTTGTCGCCTTCGATATACGGTTTCCTTCCAAGCTCGTTGCGTGCCTCGTTCGGTGTCAGCAGGCCGACACCAACTGCTTTTGTCATTCTGTCGATCATCGCATCGTAGTTCTTCAAATCAATGTCATTGAATTTGAGCCTGTATATCTCCGAATTCAACAGTTTGCTATTTATGATTTCCTCGAAGTCAAGCTGCAACGGCTCTACAACACTCTGTATGTAGACTTCCATAGTCTCTTTCGTGGATTCGCCACCAAGAGGACCTGTCACTTTAACGCCGACCCTTTCAGGCGGCATCGAATACGCGATCAATATATTCTCACGCCTCGACTGCTCGTACAGACGGAAACTCGCCTCTTTGACGTCAACGCTGAGCTTGTCGTAAACGAGTTTGCCCCCTTCTGGCAGTTTTGCAACCAATGTACGGTGTGCGTTTGAACTGCCCCTAATCTCTTTGTTCAGGAAATTCTGTATTTTCCCCTCAGAACCATCCTCCCATTCACCTTCAAGAGTAATCAAAGCTGCGGGAATGCCGTAGTTCTCAAAGAAAGACAGATTGTAGTCACGCAAGCCGATCAGACCGGTTATGTCGCCAACAGCCGAGATGCAGTTCGGAACGCCGTAGTAATCAGATTTCGGATAGTAATTCTTGTAGAAGATAAGCTCGTTCGCTTTGTCTTTGCCGCCGGCAATGTCTTTACCAGTCTTCGCTGATATGTTCTGAGTCTCTCCAAACTTCTTGAACCATACTTTCTTGTTGTTTCGGACTTGACAATACTTTATCTTTGACTTGTGAACCCTCAGCGTATGTGCAGGCACATGATAGACATCCGCAATATCTTGCTTGTTGTTGCGTGCGACTTCGAGGCCACAATATCCGAGTGCACCCCAGTCGATCAGTAGGCGCTTCAAGACAGTGCGGAATGAATCTTCGACATCTGGCTTATCCTTAACAAACTCTTTCAAGCGATTCAGTTCTGCTTGATTATCTTTCTTGCCTTCTTGCAGTCGAAAAGTCCAACCAATGCCGGCAACATCACTCGCAAGCTGATTAACACAACGAAACAATATAGGATTCGATTCGTACAGAGTCCAAAACGACGTGGGAGCATAAGGTGGCGGCACCAAATCATTCTGCGACATCCATTTGTTCGTAGATTCTGAAAGCTGCTGCGAACCGCTTTTCTTCGACTCGGCTTTCTGAAGTGCTGCGTATGGGAAGATTCCCTTCGATGTCTCTATGAAGACCCTGCCTTTTTGTATCTTTTCTTTAGCCATTTAGAATTCCCTCGCGATGAATCGCACGACACAGAGTTATCTCCTTGCCTTTCAAATCCCAAGGGATGTTTATCAAAATGCAATCTGCACAATTCACTTGACATTTGTCAGTTTCACGATGGGTACAGAACATTCTCAGAAGCTTTTCCAATCTTTTCTTGCTTAAACTGTTCGCGAAACATTTAAGTTTCGCAGATTTCTTTTCGTTTGATTGTTTCTTCTGTCCTTCTGGTTTATAATCAGGTTTTTCACTTTCCGTCTTTTTGTCAGCTCCAATAGGCATAACATTATTCTCCTGTCTTAAATGTCATTAAAGATTCGTTAGTGAGCAGGCGAACATTCATAGTCTTTCCGATATCGGTAAGTCCAACGTCTTCTATCTTCAGACCCCAACCACGACTCGATTCTCTCAGGCCTGAAAGAATCTCAGACTCTAAGTCATCGAATCCACCTTTCAAATCATTCAGGTCACGCTGGGTAATGAATCTGAGTATTATCCTCAAAGCGGTATTCTGAATATTCTCGTCGTAATCGAAAACTTCAAGAATCGCTTCTCTCGCATTGCGTACTCGGTAACGCACTGTTCCTGAAATCGCAAGCTCATGACCATCTTTAGTCCAGACGCTCTGGCAACGCAGGTCCTTTACCTGCACCTTGATTTTTATACTTTCACAATGTTGAAACAGCGGCACATACCAGTAAAGACCCGCCGGCAAGTCTCGAATCCAAACTCCGCAGAAAGGCCATTTCGCTGTTATTCGCACACCAGCTTCGTCTGGATCTACAAACCAAGGTCTCGGTATGAAGCACGTGAGCTTGTTAATAAGTTGTACAAACCAATGTGTCATCAGTCATTCCTATTCGATATTGTTGGCCATAATGATTTTTGCTTCTTCTGCCCAGGACCAGGACGTTCCTTCCTCCTCATTTGGCCGCCGCACTCAGAACATTTCAAATCTTTACAGTGCTTATCGGTCTCAACAGTATGGCTACATTCGATACATTCACAAGTATAAGATGCCTTTTCAGACTTCTCAGAAGCGGGCTCAAACAAGATAGACGTGTACTTGTGCTCCTTGAGCCATGCTTTTGCTTGTGCTGTTGTGAATTTGTCTTTTGGGAACCAGATTGTTTGTACTTTTGTCGGACCACTTGGATTTGATTTAAGCGGGCCGCCTTTGATTAAGATGCCTTCCTTAGTCGTCTGCAATACACGGATTCTCGTAAACGAGCCTTTTGCCCTTATTCTCGCAGCATGGTAATTCGGATATGGTTTAGATATTTGTTCTGCCATCCTCGCACTATTCCTTCCTGTTCTACTGATTTTTGTCTTCAAGCAATTTATTCAGATATTCATTTTCCCTTTGCAGAGACTCAATATTAAACTTCTGATATTTGACACATACACGGATGTAGTCAATTAGCTCTTGTATCTGCTCAGGCCCTGCGTTTGTAATCTTAAGCGATTCGACAAGCTTGTTCTTCTGCGGATCAGCGGAATCCTCGAAACTCACGATGATTTCATCAAGCTTGCACGCCAATTCAGCGAAACTAATTGTCTTATGCTGTGCAGACATGGCCTTTCCTGAATTTTCCGTCTACTGTGTAAATCGCATAACGCAGAGCGTCTATCGTATGATCGTCTTTCTGAACTGGTATATCCTTTGGGTTGCTGCTCGAAGTCCCTTTTGGGTAGGAATAGCCAGCAACCTCCCGGCAAGTATTTCTGCATGTCTTGAAAATAAACAGGCTCGGCTTGCCGTTCTCCTTCACCTTAAACTTACTCTGCACAAGCTCTATGCCCTTCGCGATGTCTTTCTTTGCTGCGATCGTCTTGATTCCGGCCTTCTTCATTTCGCTTCGATTCTCAGGATCCTCAGGATCAGCAATGTTCTCGACATAAGATTCGCCCATGCTCAACAGCTTGACGTTGCGGATGTGCTCCTGTATGCCAGTCTGCTTTTTGTAGTATTCGCGATAGACGTACCAGTTTTCGTCTTTGTCTTTCGCGAGCCAAAGACAGACAAACGGATTTGTAAAACCGAAGTCGAACGCCCTGTACTTTCTCCAATCACTTGGTATCCTGAAAGGTTC